ATGAATCCTGCATTTGAAGATGAAACTGCTATCAACCCATTTGATTTGTGGGCTGGTGCTAATTTCAAGTTGAAGATTCGTAAGGTAGAGGGTTATCAGAACTATGATAAGTCAGAGTTTGAATCTCCTTCTGCATTGTCTAACGATGATGCTGAACTTGAAAAGATTTGGAAGTCAGAACACTCTCTGAACGATTTGGTTTCTGATAAGGAATTCAAGAGTTATGACCAGTTGAAATCTCGTCTTGATAAGGTACTTGGTCTTGCTGGTGGTGAACCAGTTAAGAGGACTACAGTAGAACAGATTAAGGAATCTACTCCAAGATCTGCACCAGTTGCACAGGATTCTGGTGCTGGTTGGACTGATAGTTCTACCACTGAGGATGATGACGATATGGCATACTTCTCCAAGTTGGCAGAAATGGATGAATAGTTAATCTAACGTGAGTTTGGGGAGATGTTTATGATGTCTTCCCAAATTTGCACAATCTACTTCCTTTTTACATACAATACAACAACACAATTCTCTCTTTCTATTTTTGTTATAGGGGATTTGTCCAGTTTTCTTTCCTTTGTTCCAAGGTGCTCTGCCTTTTGCTTTATTGGACATTTTCATTAATGATTCTATGGAGTGTTTGTGTCCTCTTCTTTTATCAGCGCACTTCTTTATAATTTCCTTAGAAAGTTTTTTACCAGTATGTGCAATAGATTTCTTTAATCTAGTTTCATCACTTTCTATAGATCCTTTTCTTTTACCGTCTCCACCAGGAGTCATATTATATCCACCATTTAGAGTATTATACTGATGTATAAAAAACGATTCCATCACATTCAGTGTGTGGTTGTTATCTTTACTTTGGTATATTACATTCCATTCAAAATTTTCCCAACCATATTTTTTTAAGGCATTATAGAACTTCCCGATTCTTCTATTTTTATTATGATTTTGTTTATGGTCCACCATTCTTTTTGGCCAATTACTATCAAATCCAATATATGACTTACCATTAATTTTATTAGTTGCTTTATAGATTGAATAAATATTCATTGCTGATACTCCGTGTTAGTATTAGAGTGTATGAGGATTGCCGTCCTGCGATACACATTTATTTATGCAGAAGAAGATTAATCTTCAAAATAAAAACCCCTCTTCGGAGGGGTTTCTTTTTAGAACGGACAGGTATTAGATAATACTACACCAAAATAAGTTTCATTAGGATTCCTACACAATACTTTTCCATCAGGAGCATCATTTTTATTTCCACCAATAGAAACTGCTTCTGTTGGCATTTGAAATAAATTCACATCTTGATTATACCCTTCTTCCAGATCTTGTAATATTGGTATGGATTTTAATGAATCTACATCATTATGCATAAAGGCAGATATCTCTCCATCAGTACTGGAAATGGTTTGTTCCATTGTAGGTTGATCTGATTCAGCAGATAGGTTTTTACCTTCTTCAAAACCTTTTAAAAATTCATTACCTGTTTTGTCTAATTCATTATATTTTTTTCTAAGTTTTTCTATTCCTTCTTTTGTTTGCATCAAAAAATAAAGTGTATTTGAATCTTTTTCTAGATCATATTCTTCATTAGTTGTTTTATCTCTTACACGAGGATGTAGAGAATTGGGATTAACAAGTTCAAATTTAGAATCTTTAAATCTTTCAATTAAATCTTCTGGTAATTTAAGTTCTAAATTATGTTGTTTTAGGGATCTTTGTTGGAAATCTGGTTCTGCGCCGAACCATTTCCCGCCCATTTTTTCCAGTCCTCTAGTTGAAGCTTCAACTTCATCAGGTAAATATCTTTGTTGTAATTCTCCCAAATATTGTGGGTTTTCTAAAACTTTAAGTATTTGTGCCTCTATGCTGGCATTTCCCAATACAGATTGCCTCCACCCAAACACCCTTCCTTTAACTTCATCTGGTGTCTCTTCAATTATTTTTCTAACTTTTCCAATATAATCTTCACCATATGTCGTTTTCTTCATTTCCAATTCTATAGGTGCAGTTGGATGACCACCAAGAGCTATAAATCTTTTTACTTTACCCATTGGATCTCTTCTAAAAGATTCCAAAGAGGATTTTAAATCATCCCAACTTTCTGTTTTCAACTCAGATAAAAATCCACCAAGAAATTTTGAAATCATTTTTTCAACGTTATGATAAATTGACATTATAAGGTCTTGCAATTTTCCATCTTTACCATTAAAAAAATCTTCTATTGCATCTGATACTGGAGAAATAGCTTTCATTATCGCATATTTATTATCATATATAAATTTAGCGACTCCAGCTAAAGCAGCTATTACACCTAGATGTGAAATAATAAAATCTAAACCAGATGATAAGATACCAATAAATCCTTTTATACCACCAGTTATAAGGTCAATAAATGAAAAAGATTTGTCTTCTTCAACATCTTTATTTTTCTTAGGCAATCTTTTTGCAGTTGCAACTTTTGCAATAGATTTTAATAACGATTTATGTCTACGTTCAACTTCTTCTAACTGTTCCATATCAAGGTTATGTTCAAGTTGTTTCTGCTTTTTATCTTGTCGTTGCACTTTAACTGAGAAGTTAAACATCTTAGCAAGAATGTCAGCAGATGAATCTCCAACTTTCAATGGTCTATTTTCAGACGGACCAACAGATGATTTTGTAGGATCTTTTTTACTATATGATTTATTCCCCTGATTACCACCAGGTAATAACATACTAAATCCTTCATGCATTAGGGAAATGGTGTTACTAAGGACTTTTTCAACGTTACTCAATCTTTGATCATAGGTCTTAGATGATTTATTGAGAACTTTTACTTGAGTTATTATTTTAGTTAAATTATTAGTTTTCATTTTAAACTATTCTCTAATTTGGTCTATCTGATCTAGGTATATCTCTGAGTGATGATGATTGTGAATTATTACCACTTGATTTATTAACAACAACCACTTTATTCATTTCTACAATCGTAGTAGAACCTTGTGCTGTTGGTTTCTTTTCTGGTGTTGGTGGAGTTCTTGGTGTTGTTGTCTGTGTTGCAAGTTGTGTACTACCTAGAGAACCAGAAAATGTTGATGCTGCTTGTGGTGATTTGAATTCAACATGGATATGTCCACCTGTTGCGTGTGCAGAAGGGTTCTTATATTCATCTTCAACGTTATAATCTTTACCCTCAGATAATCCAGCACCACGTAATATCTGTTTTGTAATTTGTGTTGCTTCACTTGACTTTGATGGATCATTTATAGTATAATCTAATGCCAACCCTTGATTGTGTCTAGATGATGGGTTAGCACCACCATGAAAAACATCATGGAATGCAGTGAATTGTCCAAACTCACCTGGAATTTTAGTTGATTGTATTTTCCTTGCTAAATCGATAACACCTTTTTGTGTTGCCCCACCACCAAATGATTGACCCGCTATACCACCTTTAACTCTTAAACCAGAAGCATCAGGCATAGGACCAGATTCAACATTCATATCTGGTGTTGAATATGCTCCAGATTTATAATATCCTAAAACTTTTTTAGTATAATCTTTTGTTTCTTTAAATGGTACTTTATTGTCATGCTTTGCCATGTTGCCTTCACCAGCATTATAGGCAGATATAGCAGTTTCTATGTCTCCATATTTCTTCAACAACCTACTAAGGTGTTTCGCACCACCTCTAACATTTTGTTCTGGATCTTCTGGATTTGATATACCCAAAGATGCAAAATTTTCTGGCATTATCTGCATCAAACCTTTTGCCCCTTTTGGGCTAGTCGCTTTTGGATTAAACTGACTTTCTACTTTCGCTACAGATTTTAATAATCCGGTAGGTATGTCATATTGTTTTTCATATTTCTGAAACAATTGATCATAATCAGATGGGCCAATTTTTTGTGATATTGACATACTAGAAAATATGTTAGAAATTGTTCTAAACTTTTCTGCTATTCCAGACGTATCAAATGCACCAATTAATTCTTGAATTTTTGCTGATACATCTGGAGCGTACATTAATCCTAATATACCTAATCCAGCACTCATATACAATGCAGCATTAACGGGTTTATCTGTAGGAACACCTTCTGTTGGTCCTTTACCAACAAGTGCTTCTGTTAGTTCCTCGTTTCTCTTTTCCTTAGATTCTTCTTCATATTTTCTGAACTTTCTATACTGCAACTCCTGTTTCTTTTTTTCTTTGGTATCATTCAACATGAAACGATACATTTTTGCAAGAATAGTTGCTTGACCATCACCTTTCTTAATGGCAACAGTTGGTCCCATACCTACAGTAGAATGCATTGGATCTTTCTTAGAAGATCCTACGGCAAATAAACCAGAGGCAACATGAGATGAAACGTTTTTAGCAAACGTTTCTATTAGAGGGTTATTTCCTGTTCCATTTTTTGGTAACATTTATCGTTTCATCTTTTGTTGTTTTATCTTTTCGTTCTCTTCTTCAATATGTTGTATTAATAAATTCACATATACATCTCGTTCCCAAGGAATCATAGATTCAAGTTCAGTCAAACTATATTTGTGATGTTGCATTAATGAAAAGTTGGTCTTATAATAGTTACTCAAAGTATCATGACGAAAGGTTAACCGAAAAAATTTTCTAGACCCTCCACATCAATAACATGGTGGTAACCACATTTGATGCAAGTGACTTCTACTCTTTTTCTCAGTTTAGGTAATTCCTTAAAGAATTCTTCTATTCTACTAAATTGTTCCTGATTCAATGACTCAACAAACTCCATAAGTTCTTCTGTGGTAGTTTCATTTGCATAATAGTATTGATCACCATCAAAGATGTAGTCAATACTATCTACTATCAACTTAAATGCAACCTCAACAGAGTTATCCATACTGGCCATTTTTTCAACAGTGGAATACTCTGGATATCTTAACTTTATTATTAGTTTATCGGTGAGTTGAATCTCATCTTTTAACTCACCAGTACTTTCAACTACAATGTCCATTAGGTTAATGTCCACATCCATGACATTACCACATTCTTTACCATTTACTTCATGGTTACAGACATATTTGTTTTCTACTATTTCACCTACCGACTTGGCACGAAGTTGTATGAAATAGAACTCAACATCAACAACAGGTAGTTTGTCAATTTCAATGCCATCAGTCAAAGTACAATTGTGTAGTACTTGTTTGATATTCTTTTCTATTGTTTCCTTATCATTTGCTTCAATTGCCATCAACAGATTCTTTTGTTCTTTAACCAAGAATGGTCTAAAACGAATCTGTTTCTTCGATAATGGTAACGTCACATCATAGATAGGAGTATCTATTTTTGGTAAAGCCATACTATTTCCTCATTTAATTATGATAAACTTGACACGAATCCTGATAGTGCCTGTACTCCAAGGTTGTCAGCAATTGCCGAAACAGTTCCTTCTTGCCAGTTGGTATATGCAAATCTTACATTCAATTTGTGATAACCATCTGATGACCAATCTAAATCTAATTGAGCAACATCCAGAGGATATGCATCAATGAGAACTGCTTTATATGTCAGATTGTTTTGCATATCATATTGATTGATAGCAATATCTGTTACATAGTTTGCTTTATAATTGAAGTTATAGTTTGATGATGGGTTAATTAACTCCATCCACTGATCAAAGAATAATTTTTCATTCATATCACCAGCAACTATAAATGTCATACTAACATCATTATACGTTGTGTGATAGGGTACTTTTTGAATAGGTGCAGAACCAATCTTTCTATCTGTAGTAACAAAGAACCTGCCTGGCATTTCTGTGATTTCACATCTCATGTTTAGGTTCTGTGCTGTAGACAGATAGAATGGCGCCAATACAATAGGAATTGGTATCTGAATATCAAACCTTGAAGGTCTTGCTAAATCCTTGTTAAAGCTAGATAAAAATTTACTGATGTTTGCTGGCATTTTACTTATCGTTCTTTATTTGTTGTACGGATTCTTCCCAAACAGTTTGTGCCGATTCTTTCTTAAACTGATGTACAGGTAGGTACATTGCTACATCCCACTCATCTGGTGACACTGCCAGTATTTTGGATTGCATATGAGTATACAAGTACTTCTTTATGCAAGGTTTAAATTCTTTATATCTTTTACTTGCCTTCAATATTTCATAGGTTACTTTCAACCTTACAATCTCATTATCCTTATCCACTAATGCAAGTGGAAGTAACTTAGTTAGAAATGCTATTCTATATTTTATAGGCAAATAATGCAGATTCAATCCAAGAAACCCATCATTATATCTGTGTAGAGGTATAACCATAGGAAAGATATCATAATAAGGTAAATCATTTTTACCCTTTGGATTGTAATAGAAGTAGTATAACCCACCTATTAGAAATCTTTTAGTATTTCTAGCAGTTTCACTCTTTACCCCCTTTGCCAAAGCAACTGGGTCTTTCATCTTAGAAACTTTGCTTCTTAACCACGTGAAAGATTGTCTACTTAATCTAGAGATATCAGCAGCGGATCGTTCTTTGGTAAGGGTTGTTAATTTTGATTCTTTCATCATGATTCTATTTAGGTTAGTAATAAATCTTTCTCTGTTAAGTTCACAAACTCAGAA